CTCGGCCTGCTCCCGCTCGCGGTCGCCCTGCTCGCGCTCCCGCTCGCGCGACTCCCCGCCCGAGCCGCCCGGCAGGTCCGGGAACGGCGAGCCGCCGGCGAGCTCGGCCAGCAGCCCCGGCGTCGGGTTGTTGCCCGCTCCGGGCGCCTCCCGGTACGTGAGCCGGCGCAGGTCGGGGTGCGCGGCGAGGTGCTCGCGCATCCGCTCCTGCCAGGCGCGCACGTGGGCGCGGGCGGCCTTCTTCGCGACCGGGGTGACGGCGAGGTCGGCGCGCCGCTTGTAGGCGCGGATCTGCCGCTCGATGGCGCGTTGGCGCTGCCGGGCCTCGTCGCCCTCGGGGTCGGGGCCGGTGCCAGGCCCGGTCGGGGCCTTCGTGACGCCGGGCAGGTAGAGCGTGATGGTGTGCCGGCAGTTGGGGTGCAGCAGCCCGCGGGCGATGGCCTCGGCCAGCGTCGCCACGACGTCGACCGTGACGAGGCGGCCCTTCCCGCCGGGGCGGCGGGGGACGCGGCGCTTCCCGGCCGGGCCCGCGAGGGCGATGACCTTGCCCTCGAACGGCCGGCACACCACGCACTCCTGCGGGTGGTCGGACACCATCGCGAGCTCGTGGCCCTCGGCGAGGAGCTTCTCCGCGCGGGCGGCGATCTCCGTGCGGTGGGCGGCCGTGCGGAGCGCCATCTCGACGTACGAGGTGAGCTCCCAGCGGCGGCCGGCCGCGTCCGTGAAGCTCGTGACGCCGCGGCGGGCGAGCTCGACCATCGCGCGCTGCGCCGCCTCCCGGCGGGTCTGCGCGCCCACGATCAGGCCGGGGGTCGCGCGCTGGATCACCTCGCGGTACGCGTCCGGGACGGTCCGCAGGATCGCCGCGTGCGCGGGCGTGATCTGGTCCAGGACGACGGCGGCGAGCTGGTCCAGGCGGCGCCGGTCGATCTGGTCGTCCCCGACGTCGACCCCGAGGAGCTCGCGCACCTCGGCCGCAGCGGCGTAGCGGCCGGTCTGCGCGGCCTCGTCGAGCGCGCGCCGCACGATGGGCGGCACCTCGCCGTTGAGGCGGACCACGGTGGCCTGCGCTGCGACCCGCACCCGGCGGGCCGAGGCGGCGCGGGCGACGTCCTCCAGGATCCCGCCGGCCCCGTCGGGGTCGCGGTCCAGGTCGGCCCGCACCTCCTCCGCCAGCAGCAGCGAGAGGGCGTGCTCGGCGTCCCCGTAGACCTGCGCGAGCTCGTCGAGCGGGGCCACGGCGAGCACCTCCAGGGGCTACGGGGGGAAGGCCATCGGGTCGGGGGCGTCGGCGGCGCGCTGCTGCTCGATGCCCTGCACCTCGGCCCGGCGGCGGCCCTCGTCCCAGCCGGGGTGCTGGATCGCGACGAGGGTGTCCCGGGTCGCGGCCTCGGCGGTGGCGAGCAGGGCGACGGTCTGCGCCCGCTCCAGGGGGCCCGGCGAGGCGTAGGGGGCGAACTGCACGTCCGGCCGCACCCGGCCGATCCCGGACCGGAACTCGCGGGCGTCGATCTCGGACAGGAGCTCGCCGAGGTCGGCCAGGGCGAGGCGCCACCGGCGGACCTTCTGCCCGCGGAGCCACAGCGTCTTCCGCTCGCGGGCCTCGACCTCGGTCGCGGTCATCGAGACGGCCTCGCCCATGCCGAACGTGGCCGGGCTGTAGCCGGCGTCGGACACGGCCTCGCGGGCGAGGGCGTCCACGGTGGCCTGGTGCTCGGCGAACCGGATCGCGAGCTGCGTCGCCGTGATCGGCAGGCCGGCCCCGCCCGGGTTGAGGGCGTTGAGCTCGACGTAGACCTCCCGGTCCATGTCGAACGACGAGCCGCCGCCCGGGCCGTGGTGGTCCAGGTAGCCCGTCGGGACGTGCAGCCGGGACCGGGCGTGCCGGATGTCGCGCATCCACGACGTCCACGCCTCGTCGAGCGCGTCGAGCACCGGCTCCACGCCTTGCAGGTCCGACCGGCCGAGGCGGTGCGCGATCGGGTCGTCCCGGCGGGACCGGTCGGCGGCGTTCGGGACGTACACGACGTCGAGCCGGTCGAGCTGCGTCGGCCAGATCCCGGAGCCGGCCGCCGTGGACGCGTGCTCGGCTGTCTCGGGGCGGTCCCCGAGGGGGCGCCGCTGCCCGAGGTTGTCGACCCGGCCCACGTAGAGCGCGTGCTCGATGTAGCCGGTGCGGGCGCCGCCGGTGCTGGTCGTGCCGTGGTGCTCCAGGTGGCGCCACACGATGTCCCCATCGCGGTGAACGACCTTGTGGAACGTCACGGCGACCAGGTAGCCGGAGCGGAGCTCGGGGATCGCGGCGTCCGGGTGGACCACCTGCGTGATCAGGGCGTGGTCGGCGACCTCGGTGTCGTAGCCGGCGACGAGGTAGCAGCCCGCCAACCCGGCCTGGACCTCGGCGCCCTCGTGGATCTGCACCACGGCGTGCTCACCGAACAGCTTGTCCAGGCGCTTGGTCGCGGCCTCGTTCCCGTCGACCTTGAGGCTCGGCGGCTCGCTGAACAGCATGTTTGCCGAGGTGGCGCAGATGTCGGCGCCCATCGGTACGTGCAGGCGCGCGGGCCGCTGGGACGGGTTGAGCGGCTGTCCCCAGAACCAGCGGGCAGCCTTGCCCACGATCCCGCCTCGGTGCTGCGACACCCGGTCGGGGCGGTCGACGTCGCGGAAGCGGGAGTGGACGCGGGCGAGCTCGTCACGGTTCGAGCCGTACCAGGCCGCCCAGACCTCCATGTCCGCGTACGCGGGCGCGTAGGCGGGTGGGGGCCACGCGGTGCCGGGGGCGGGGAGCGGCATGGTCTGGGGCCTCTCAGGCGGTCGGGTGGCGGAGCTCGGCGGCGACCGCCTCCAGGAGCTCGGCGAGGGCGGCGCGCACCTCGGGGCGGGGCAGGCCGGTCGGCGGGTCGGTGAGCTCGTCGGTGTGGAGCTGGAGCTCGCCGACGACCTCGGAGACGGGGCCGAGGCCGAGGCGGACGGGGATGGCGACCTCGACGGGCGGGCCGTGGCCGCTCACGAGCGCCTCACGCGGGCGAGCAGGCGCAGGCGGTAGGCGCGGCCGTCGATCCCGAGCGGGCGCGGGCTGGAGTAGCCGCGGCCGTGCCGGGCGTGCGCGCGGGCGAGGCGGCGCAGCGCGGGCCCGTAGCGGCGCAGCCACGCGACGAGCTCGGCCACCCGGGCGCGGAACCACTCGACGACGACACGGGCGACCTCGGCGAGGGCCTCGACGACGGGGGCGACGGCCACGGCGAGCCGCTCCAGGTCGGCGACGGCGCTCACTCGCAGGTCGGCGACGGCGCTCACTCGGCGGCCTCGGCGAGCACCAGCGCGACGGACCGCCACTCCCCCGGCGGGTACTCGGCGAGCTCGCGGCCGTCCTCGGCGAGCACGGAGAGGTACCCGTCCGTGGAGCGGGACCAGCGGCGTGCGGCGCGCTCCGTGTCGACCCCGCCGCGCGGGGACCGGACCCGGACGCCCACGACGGCGGCCGGCTCGTCGGGCTCGGGCGCCTCGGACTCGGGCGCCTGGTCGGCGAGCGCGTCCAGGTCGGCGATCAGGAAGGCCCCGGCCGGGCCGAAGCGGACGGGCTCCGCCGGCTCGTCGCCCACGCGGACGAACACGCTGTCGGGCGCGGGCGAGCAGGCGCAGGGGAACGGGCAGGGGCCCAGGCTGACGGACACGGGGTCTCCTCGGTGGTGGTGGTGGAGCAGGTCAGGCGGGGAGGGCGGCGCGGACGGCGCAGTCCTTCGCCTCCAGCAGCTTCCGGAGCGCCGCGGTGAGCTCGGGGCCGTCGTCGAGCACCGCGAGCAGGCCGCCGGCCAGGCTGCGGTGCATGCCCGAGATGGCCGCGAGCGGCTGCGGCAGGTTCGGGTTGACGTCGAACAGGAACCGCGCGACGGCGGCCACGCTCGGGTGCCGGCCGGCGAGCATGCCGGCCGTGTCGCCCTCGTCGACCTCGCCGAGGGCGTCCACGACGGCGAGGAACAGCGTGTCTTTGACGCGGTGCTCCTCGGGGAGCTGGTCGTAGTCGACCAGGCAGGGGTGCGTCTTGGCCTCGGCGTCCTTGACCGGGCCGTAGGTCCAGCCGTGCGCGCGCTTGTGCTCGATCCAGCCGGCGTGCGACTCCTCGGGGTCGGCGCCGTCAAGCGCGCCGAGGACGCCCGCGATGACGCCCTCCCGGGTCTCGTCGGTCTCCTCGCCCCAGGCGGGTCCGACCGGCACGTCCGTGACGCCGTTGTCGGCCTGGATCTCCTGGAGGGCGCGGTTCGCGGCGTGGCACACGTAGGCGATCTCGGGGGCGGTGTACTTCACGGGGTCTCCTCGGGGTGGTGGTGAGCTCTACGCGGCGAGGGCGTAGGTGGTCATGGGGACGTGGGCCTGCCAGAGCTGCCGCGTGGTCGCGACGGCGTACCGGCCGGCGTCGAGCGAGTGGTCCGCGACCTTGATCGGCTTGTCGAGGCCCTTCTCCGCGGCCTTGTCGTCCCAGGAGTAGCCGGCGACCTCCTCGATCCAGCCGCGGCAGGAGCGGTGGACGACGAGGCGGCCGAGGGCGAGGAGGGACGCGACGGTGCGGATCCCGTCCTCGACGGCGTTGTCCGCGTCGACCACGCCGCGGGTGCCGTCCGCGTGGAGCTGCACCTTGAAGCTCGCGGCGGAGGGGTCGACGGCGATGAACTCGGGCCGGTCGTCGGCGAGCCACGCGCGCAGCTCGCGGCTGTACTGGGCGTCCGTCATCTGCCGGTGGGCGGTCTTGGGGTCGTGCCGCCACTCGCGGGCGAGGACGAGGCGGCCGTCCGCGGTGAGCCCGAGCAGGATGCCGGCGAACGGGTTGCGGGTGCCGTGGTCGACCCCGAGGGACAGCCAGCGGGTGACGGCGGGGAGCTCGTCGACCACGTGGAGCTTCTCGTCCCACATGTCGTAGATGGCGCCCTCGGCGGCGACCCACTCGCCGAGGATGAACCGCCGGTACCACAGGCCGGTGAGCTCGGCCTTGATCGACGCGACGTAGTCCGGCGGCAGGTGCGGGTTGTCGTCCAGGTCGAAGTGCCACGTCCGGAGGTCGATCCCGGAGCGGGCGAGGAGGAAGTCCCGGCGGAGCCAGTGCGCCGGGTTGTCCGGGTTGGTCGACCCGAACAGCTTCGCGCCCTTGACGGACAGCCGGCCGAGTACCTGCCGGAAGAACGCCTCGGGGAGCGTCGTGAGCTCGTCCCCGTAGGCCCCGCAGCAGGTCATGCCGCGGACCTTCGGCTCGGCCTTCGCGTCGTTCGCGCCGATGATGTGGACGTTGCGGCCGAGGATCCGCGCGGTCGGGGCGCCCGGGGTGTAGTCGACGAACCGGGCGAAGTCGGGGAACAGCTCGGGCGAGGTCAGCGGGGCGAGGAGGTTGCGGCCGACGGACTCGCGGGTCTTCCCGAACATGAGGAGCTCGCCCGTGGTGGGGGCGGTGGCGACGTACTCCAGCCAGCGCCACAGCGAGGCGATGGTCTTCCCCGCGCGGATCGCCCCGACCCAGATGTTGATGCGGGCGTCCGCCTCGATGATGGAGCGGGCCTGCTTGGCGGTGAGGAGGGGCGGGGTCACCGGCGGGGGGCGGTGACGGCGAACGCCGCGGCGGCGAGGAGCGCGACGAGCGCCGCGACGGAGATCCACACGGAGTACCGGGTGAACCACGAGGCGGCGACGGCGCCGATCAGGCAGGCGAGCGCGTCCCGGAGCGACCGCACCTCCAGCGCGATGCGCCTCGCATGCGATTCGCAGTGCGATCCGCAGTGCGATCCGGATGCGGTCGGCATGCGATCCGCAGCCTGATCGGGTGCCACCTGCGGAAACTCGGCACTCACCGCGACTCCCCCGCCTCGGCGACCGGAGCCGCCTCCACCCCAGCCCGCAGCGCGTCCATGAACTCGACGATCCGACGCCGGCCCTCCTCCGCCCCGTCCGTCGGCGGCGCCAACACGAGGTGCTTGTCCACGAGCACCCCGTAGGCGATGGCGACGTCCTTCACGCCGCGCGCCCTGACCAGCACCTCGCGGAGCTTGACCAGCGCCTCCGCGGCCACCGTGAGGTTCAGGTCCGCGAGCTCGGCCCGACGCTCCGCCTGATCCGCGACCCGCGCGGCCGTCGCCTCTTTGGTCTGCGAACGTCCGAACGCGTCCACGATCCCGGCGGCCTTTGCGATGCCGGAGACGGCGGAGGCGGAGCGCCCGTGCTTGCGACCGATCGCCTTGCAGGAGAGCTGACCTGCGCGGACGTCGTCCAGGATCGCGGCCCGCTCGTCGTCGGGGATCGGCGCTGGCACCTGGACTCACCCCCTGGCCGTATCGCTGTAATGGACGCTGTATCGCAGCAGTTGACACCGCCTGCCCGAGTCCGTAACTTCCTTGACGTCAGGTCAGGGAAGTTGCGAGGAGGCAGCACATGGACAGGTACGACGCCATCACGGCGCTGATCAACGCGACCGCCGACAGCGCGGACATGGACGAGGTGGTTCGGGCGCTGCTCGCGCTGGACGTCGACCTCGGCGAGCTGGAGGACGTCGACCCCCACGACGGCGGCGCGTTCTCGGCCGCTCTCACCGGCGCCTACGAGGGCGAGCCGTACGAGGGCAAGCCGGCCAGCGCCCCCTCCGTCGTCAACGTCGCGCCCGCCGGGGCCGTCGTCGGCATCCAGTGCGGCGGCAGCGTCCACGGCTCCACGGTCAACGTCAGCCGGGGCCAGCGGTGAACCGCGCTGCTCGGTTCGCTGCCGCCTACGCGGTGCTCATGCCCGCGCACGACCTCGCCGACCACGTGGTGCAGACCGACCGCCAGGCGAACGGGAAGGCCGGTCCCGGCTGGGCTGGCGCGCGGGCAATGGCCGGGCACGTCGGCGGCTACCACCTGGTGCAGTTGCTCGCGCTGCTCGCGCTGCGCCTGCTCGGGGTGCGGCCGTCATGGCGGCGGACGGCGGCGGCCGTGTCCGTGTCGGCTGGCACGCACGCGTTGCTGGACCGGCGGTGGCCGGTCCAGGCGATCCTCCGCGCCACGAGGTCGCCGGGCTTCGCGGGGATGACCACGCCCCTGCACGGGGGCTACCTCGCGGACCAGGCGCTCCACCACGGCGTGCTCGTGGTGTGCGCAGCGGTGCTGGCGGGTGGTCGGCGGTGAGCGGCTCGGGCGTGGAGCAGGCCCGGCAGGACGCTCGCGACGAGGCCCGCGAGAACGAGGAGGCGCTCCGGCGGCTCGCCCGCGAGGCGAGCTGATGGCGGACACCACGACAGAGCCGGTGCTCGGCGTCCTCGGCCCCCTGTGGGAGCCGGCACGGCGCAGCGGGACCGCGCGCATGCGGGCTGCGCTGCTGTCGGCGCGGATCTGCCCGTGCGACCCCACGAACGCGCAGTCCTGCCGCTACTGCGACGGGACGGACGCGGAGGAGCGGCAGGCCAGGGCCGACGCCGCGATGAGCTCGCGTCGCGCGCGGCGTAGCGCATGACCCCGGGCCGGCCGGGGCGGGTGATTGCCGC